TATTATTTTGTTACTGTAGAAACGTTGTTATTCTTATCAGGTTGACTTAGAATGCTTGTACTGGGGGCCCTACTAAAGGGATTTTCACCAAACGTTGGCACTTTGGCCGCCTCTAATTGTTCTTGTTCTTCTTTTCTCTTTGCAAGTTGATCTTTAAAGACATATCCTAAAGCATCAGCATAATCCTCCCTACTTAAAGCACCTGCCTGAAATAGTTTATCCAGAGTACCAACAAATACTGCAAAATCATGCAGATTAATTGGCTCAAAATTAATCTCTGGAATTGATTTGAAATTATTTTCTTTAGAGACCTCATTAACAATATAACGGATAGTTTTTAATATTTTCTCCCTAAAGTTTTCCATAGTTTTCACTGGGGACATTGCCGCATATTCTGGGATCGAAGTACCAGTTCTTTGTGACTCTCCTGTGATCAATATTCTAGGAAAACCTAATGCAAAAATAATTTCCTCATTAATATCTTGATATTTGCCCTCATTCAATAAAGAGGTAATATCGGGGAATACCCAATTTAAATTTACAGTATGATCTGTGAATAATTGGAAAATATTTTCAACCTCCTGGGTTCTAGTATTCCGCATGAATAATTGATTCTTAATGGCATTTAGTCTTTCCACATCTTCCTCAGAATTTGTCAATGGATATTCATCATTACCTATCTTTATTTGAAGAATTGCACTTAAGACCTTAACGGCCACAGAATAATCCATTCTGCGTAGATTTCTCTTATGTTTTAATGGATCAATTGCAGCAGTTAAGTAGGGAGTGGGATAAGGCCCATCTGTAACTACTCTCCTGCGAATTATTAAATCGTTACTATTGTCTAAAATAAATTCTCTTTTTCCTTTATGTATATCATCCACAAATGATGGGTATAGAGCAAGTATTCTTGCATAAGCTTCTGGATCTGAGGTTCCATCTCCAAAAGATCCTTTAGTAAGAACAAAAGAAATCAGCTTCTCGGACGGTCGAGCAAAATAAGATGGGGAATCTGGATCAAAAGTTTCCTTTATTTTTATAGTACATGGGTTTCTGAGCCACATGTTTTTGGGTAAAATTAAAGAATCATATTTCTTTACATTAATGCCCATACTTCTCATCTCATCTTTATTAACAACAGCAAATTTGATTTCTGGTACAACAAAACCAGAAATTAAATATTCTAGCGCCATTTTTTCAGCAAATTCTTTTAATCTTACTGCTAATCCTTTGAATATTCTAAATTCATTATCTGACAAGTTTTCTTGAATAGGTATTAATTTATTAATACCAATATCTACTAATTTATTAAGCGTAGTAGAGGTTAGAGCATCCTTTCTATAGAAGAATCTAGAATCTTCAACCAATTTAACATATTCTTTCCATTCGCTGGGTCTGAATTTCGTTGATTCAGAAATCTTCCATGGATTGGGATATTGGGGCATTGGAGCAGTAAGAAATTCTGCTGAGGCCAGGTTTAATTTCTTTTCAGAAGAAACATTTCCTGTTTTTATTTGTATTTTATTTTCCATATTTTTATATCCAACTTGGTAACATTAATCTTTTCTTTTCTCTTTTACCAAGTACAAATTCATTATTTAAGTAGTATGCAGTAGTGGCACAAAGTAGGGCTGAAGTGAAGTGATCTTCACCTCTTTTTCCCCCATGCACAGTCAATGTCTTATAGACAATTTCCCCCGTTGGGGTTTTACTATATGTCATTCTTTCCAGTTCAGTAATCATTTCATAATCAGTAGATGAATAAATTAATCTGTGATTATTTGAATAATCTTGTAAAACAGTTACAGCAAAGGGCTTGGTTTTAGATTTTATTTCATTTCCATCTGAGTCTGTTCCCAAGACCAAAGAGGATGAATAATCAATTGGAAAGATTATCTTATGATAATCCCTATGAATATAATCTTTATGTTCCAAAAGGTTCTGAATAACTGAGATTCCGGCCGATCCCTTATCTATTGCTATTATAGATGGCCCATATTTGCCATATAAAATATCTATTAGCTTTTCCTGTATTGGATAAGATACTTTGGTCAACTCTATCCTGGCATGGAATTTTATCCTTCTATAATGATCTAAATAAAGAATAACAATGCAGGTCGGATCAGTATTTCCTTGTATAGCCACTTTGCCATTGCGTCTAGTTACATAAAATCCGGTGTTAGTTTTCAAGCAGTATATCTTTCCATCATAATCTATTTCTTTAATATTATTGTCTCTACAAAGCATATTTTCTTGCCTATTCATAATAGAACATTTATACATGTCCTTATAAAGACCCATAGTAGAAGAATATCCCAAAGATATGGCAAGTCTTTGTATTTGATCTACCAGAATTCTGGATTGACTATTGTATTGTGGTGATCTTTCTGTATCATTTACTCTTGAACCATCGCCCATTAATAAAGTTCTTAGAAATAGTTCTTGATCTTCTGTGGAACAATCAAAAATAAAGCTTGGAATCTTTTTATTTTCGGAGTGGATACCGCAGTTATCTCTAAGCCACAAACATAATTCTTTACACGTAATCTCCCAATTAATTTGTTTTTTACCACATTGTGTTATAAATTCTTTTCTATTAACAGTAAATGGAAGTTGATTAAACATATTATCTATTATGTCAGAATATTCTCCAGCCGACTGTGTAATATCTACTTCCCAACTTCTATTTGCTGTTGCAGATCCCTCAGAGATAAACCATCCTAAAAATTGCAGCCACAAACTCATTTTTACTTTTGCACTTTTACTTCTCCTGTCTTTTCTATTACAATAATAATACGGAACGTTAAATGTAGAGGGCCCAACTTGTTTTTTAGATGGTGCTGCTATTCTTACATTAAATTTATTGTTTTTTAATTCTACCAGTTGTTTTGCTTTTAGTTCTTCATAAAAAGTAGGGCTGCTTTTCACATATTTGTTAATCCACACAGAATGCTCTGGAGAGACAAGAAAATCAGTGCTTTTTCCAGAGATGTGTAACATCTTCCCCTTATAATTTTGTTCCCAGGTATATAATGGATGCTCCCAGACTATCTCATTTTTAGTAGTGCTATAACAAGCCACTAAGTCAACTATTGCAATGTCTTTATGTTTAAGCCAGCCGCGCTTAGTCAAAACATCTGTATCAGCAGAATAGCAATACCCGAGATCTACTCCTATTATGGAGTCATAAGACTTATCGGGAATAGACGGTAAAAGATTAAATTTTGCCAGGTATTCTGATAGTTCGTTTACTCTTATTCCATCTATTTTTAACTTATAAACGGGATAAGTCTCTATTTCAAATAAACTCCTATCAAATAAAGCAAATACTGGTTTCCCATGATGCCCATTCCAGAGGTGCTCAAAATCCTCAGAATCTTCTCCCCTGTATTGTTCTATAGCTCTTTGTCTGTCTTCTATTGTTAATCTGGGATTATCATCTGCTGATGCTCTATGTTTTGTATAATTAGAATTTTCTATATCTACGTGATATAAAACATTATTCTCTCTCAATCCAGTAGGAACTCCAGCTACAATTTCTCTGTAGCCGTCAGTCCATGTATTTAAGACTGGTTGAAGTTCTTGAAAAGTATTCCAATTATAATAGCCGCCTTCATCACATTGTACAAATGGAGTATGCAGACCAATTACATTGGCCCCGGTGCCAGTTTGTCCGGCTATTCTGCATAAGAGAACAGATCCATTAAGCAAAGTTATCTTAAAGTCTGAATTGTTAATCCCGCCCTTAGGCTCTATAAAATTCTGTAAAAATGAGTTGTTTCTAAATAAATGAGTCAGATTTGCAAAAACAGGTTCCAGATGAACCTTACTAGGCACCGTATATAGAATATAATCGTTAGGGAATATTTTATTAATAAGCGCCCAAATATCCATCAATGAGATGCACGTAGATTTTCCAACTGCCCTGGCGGTACAAAATGAAACATGATCGTTGAAATCACATAGCATTTCATTTTGATAGCCAGTTAATTTGAATTCATTTGGGGTATTTAATACCTCTATTTGATCTACATTATAAACAAATTCCCCAAATAAAGAAGGATGCCTAAGAACTTCATAGAGAATCCACTCGTCGGGATCTAATCTTGCTACAATTGCCATAATTATTAATAAATCTCTTTAATGCTTTTTCCAAAATTCAATAATTTCTAATTCATGTTCCCTAGTAAAGATACCCGTTTCGGGTACTTTGGTTTCTTTTCCAACCTCACCACCCCACTTACTAATGTAATATTTTCTATTGTTCTCAAAATAATGGGAATTACTTCCCCCTCCTAATTGATTGATCACCCTTGACCAAAAATGAAAGAAACGAGCATTAGTTAATGAACAACATTTAATTCCTGAATTAATTATTCTTTTGGCCAAATCATTGTCCACGTAGTACGCTGGATAGTAATTAATATCAAGATAGCCCACTTTTTTGAAATATTCTTTTTTATATAGACAACAATTTTGTATGTCATATAATTGCATACTTGCTATTGAGAGCTCAGAAGAATAGTCCTTAAATACCTCCCAGGGTTTTTTAGAAAAATCTGTGAACTGAAAATTAGGTTCTTTAAAACAAGATTTTGTTCCTGAGAATTCCTTTACTAAACTTCTTACATCGTATTGTAGGGCACTAATAATAGAGTAATCAGATGATTCTGCTAGATTAATTAAAGAGTCAATACAATACGGATAAGCAACAATATCATTTCCAGTTATAATTAAATTATCATGATTAGCATATTTCCAAGCATAATCATAAATATCATTTATACCATAAGGAAAACCATAGTTTTGATCATGAATCTTATAATGTATTTTAGATTCTCTTAACCAATCAATGGTTTCCTGATCTCCTGGCTTGCCAACTATAATATAGAAATCAATTGACTTAGTAGTAGTATCTCTTATTGATTCTACTGCTAGCTTAGTGAAATTAATTCCCCCATAAGTAACAATCCCAATAATAGTTTTTGATGCCATAGGGCTCCACGACAAGATTCCAATACAAGTAGTGCTTATCTCTCAATAACTTTTCTACACATATCATACACGCTGTCTGGATCAGTTCTAGGAGACCAGAATTTCTTCATCTTTACGGGCTGATTCAGCACAAAAGTAGAACCTTCTTGTGTGTACGTGAATGATAAAATGGCTTTTGTTTCGTCCATCCAATTTTCTTTTACTTGAGCAAATACGAATGGCCCAGAGTTTCTACCAATTATTGTATCACAAAATAAACTTAAGTATGAAATTTCATTTAAATCACAAGAAGATTCTGATTGAATAATTTCAGCGGTAGTAAAAAGATTCTTGGCAATATGATTTATTCTATGCGTGATAATAAAATCAATTTCTGGGTAATTAGTGACCAATCTCTCTATAATTGGGGAAAAGTCAAAATTATATGCTTGATTAGACTGTACATTACCGTTATCTATAAGAACTCGATCTTTTGCTCTCTTAATAAATTTATTAACCTTATCCATTCCATAATATTTATAGTCAATAGAGGGGATGTATTCTATGGACAATTTACTAAGCCTCCGGTATCCTAGAGCGGAAAGAATATCATTGTGCATTTTATATAACTCTTCAACAACGCATCCTATTCCAGGAAGGACATATTTACTATCTCTTCCAATCCAAGTATTCCAAGCCAATGAATTATCGGAGAGATTTATTATAGATTTTCTATTATCAAACTCGTCCCTAAACTTAGTAAACTTTAATTGGGGAATATCCAGTAGAATCTCAGAATACTTGCCGTGTGCATAAAAATACTCTTTAGCAGGAACAATATTCATTATTTCTTTTACAAATTCTCTGCTCTCAAAAATATCTCCTGCCCCAAACGCATTAAAGAAAATCAATTTATTGAACATGGCTCCCTACCTCTCCTCTCTCTAACGCCAAAGATGCAAATGTATATTGATAAACAAAATTTTTAGTGTAATGAAATTCGGTATTGTCCGGTACAAAATTCTTTTCTCTTGCCATCTTTATGTAATTCATTAAGCTCTCTGTATTATAGGTTCTTAAGTGATTCTGACTAAAAGGATCCCCCGAAGGGTGAAAATCTACTGTAATAAATACCAATTTCCTAGAATGCTCTAATAATTTTATAAAAGCACTGTTATGCCTTGGAATATGTTCTAGCACACTAATACAAGTTACTGCATCATATTTATTATTTATTGGATAATTAAGAAAATCATCAAGTACAAATTTTACATTTGTTCCAAGAATCCGATTCTGATTGGCTATAACATCCCCCTCATTTTGCATATCAACAACTGTTACATCAATACCATATTTGTATAAAATAGGAGCTAGAGAAGAACCCCCTCCGCCTACTTCTAGAACAGTCTTAGTATTATTATCTAGTAAGAACTTCAGAGCTAGACCATATTCCCACTTTCTATGTTCATGTTCCATCCTGAATATATTATATTTTTTATGGAAAGAATCTATGATCTTATGTTCATTAAACAACGAATAGTCGTCAGGATTTAAGATTCTAGAATATAAGAATTTCTCTTTATCTACCATAATTTCACGGATTCTTCAATCTTTCATTAATTAATGAGCAATATTCCCCAGAGATTTCTATTCCAATATATTTCCTATTTAACTTTTTTGCTGCAATCAGTACTGTACCAGAACCTGACATTG